CGAGTCAGCTGGAAGGTCAGGAAAAAGAATATCTACTGGATTCAAAAAAGGTTCAGATAAGGGAGTTCGTACAACTAAGTCGGTCAAGCAAGTTGGATGTAACATGCTAAAGATGTTGATAGAACAAGATCAACTTAGGATACACGATTTCCAAACAATAAACGAACTATCTACGTTCTCTAGAAAGGCAAACTCATACGAAGCAGAATCCGGTTGTCACGATGACTTGGTGATGTGCTTAGTATTATTTGCTTGGATGTCAGATCAAGCGTTTTTCAAAGAAGTCACAGATATAAATACTATCGATAGACTGAGATCAAGGAATGAAGAAGAACTAATGGAAAGCCTTCTGCCAATCGGTTTCAATACGTATGATGAGGATATCAGCGAAGAACAGTTTGGAGAACAGTGGAATTTTCACTAATATGGTGAATCACTGTTTTTATAAATATAAAGAGAATAAAGAAGTTTATAACTTACAAAATAAACAAGGAGAAATAAGAGATGGCTTTTCAAACAAGTCCAGGCGTTAACATAAGCGAAATCGACCTAACAAATGTCGTTCCTGCTGTATCGACCACTGAGGGCGCTATTGCGGGCGTATTTCGTTGGGGCCCAGAAAATCAACGCATACTAGTATCATCAGAAAAGGATTTAGTTAGTCGTTTCGGCGAACCAGCTAACTACTACACTAATGCTGCCTTAACACAGTCATGGACAAACCATGAAACATGGTACACAGCCGCTAACTTTTTAGCATACAGTGATGCGTTATACGTAACACGTGTGTGTGATGGAACAGCCGCTGTTGCTACAAGCACAAACATTAATGCAAAATATAAAGGTCTTTTAGGTAACTCTATTAAAGTATCTCATTGTACTGATGGAAACTTTGATGCTGTTACTCGTGCATACACAATCACAATTGCACCTTTTGCGACTACAGGATCAATTGCGGCCTTGCCTTCATCTGCTGGAGCATCTACGTTCTTATCAGTTGGAGACAATGTAGTACTTTCAGACGGTACGCTATTAGAAGTAATTTCTTTAGCAACTGCTACTGCTACTGGAGGAACTTTTGCACAAGTAATCACATTCAAAACTGCTTACAACAATCACACAGCATATGCCGCTCAGTTCAAGTCTCAATGGGGCGATGCTGATCTATTTGATGCAGGACCAACAAGTGGTGGAATTCACTTAGTTGTCAGAGATACTGATGGCAAGATTTCTGGTACTGTTGGAACAATCATCGAAAGATGGGAAAACGTCAACTGCGTATCTACTGCTAAAAAGACAGATGGTTCTACAAACTATATTCACGATGTATTGCATCAACATTCTAATTGGGTTGCTGTAACAGTTGCTCAGAGTGTTCTTCTTGCGGCTGCTGGAATCACATACGGTTCTGCAACACTCACAGGCGGAGTAGAAGGCGCTGATGAAGCCCACGTAACTCTAGCTACTGTTGCTCCTGGATATGACTTGTACAAAGATCCTGCTGATGTAGATATCTCTTTGATTCTACAAGGTAAGGCAATCGGTACAACTCCGGCAAATTCGCATTTGCTTGCTAATTACATCATTGCTAACGTTTGTGAAGTTCGTAAGGATTGCGTATTATTCGTATCTCCTGCAATAGGCGACATCACACCAGCACAGATGGTAACATTCGCAGGGGCTATATCTGCCACAACTTTCGCAGTCATTGACAGCGGATATAAATATCAGTACGATAAGTATGCTGATGTATATCGTTGGATCCCACTTAACGGTGATATCGCAGGCATCTGTGCAAGAACAGACGATGTTAGAGACCCTTGGTTCTCACCTGCTGGTTATAACAGAGGTCAAGTTAAGAACGTAGTCAAGCTACAGCTTAACCCAGCCAAAGCCCAGAGAGATTTACTATATAAGAACAACGTTAACCCAGTTATTACTCAGCCAGGTCAAGGAACTGTATTATTCGGTGATAAGACTAACGCTGGTGTAGCATCTGCATTTGATCGAATTAACGTTCGTAGATTGTTCATTGTACTAGAGAAGGCAATCGGCATAGCCGCTAAGTCTACTCTGTTCGAATTCAATGACGAATTCACAAGAGCGCAGTTTAAGAACTTAGTTGAGCCCTTTTTACGAGATGTTCAAGGTAGACGTGGAATTTATGACTTCAGAGTTGTAGTTGATGCAACAAACAACACAGCCGCAGTCGTAGACTCTAATAAGTTTGTTGGTGACATTTACATTAAGCCAGCACGTTCTATCAACTTCATTCAGTTGAACTTCGTTGCGGTTAGATCGGGCGTAGAGTTCACAGAAGTCGTTGGACAGTTCTAATAAATACTAATTCAAAGGAGAAATGAATAATGGCTTTCAACATTAACGAAATCAAAAGCCAATTGACCTTTGGAGGCGCTAAAGCGTCACTATTTCAAGTACAGATTACAAACCCTGTAAATGCGATAGCTGATCTTAAGACACCCTTCATGGTTCAGGCGGCAGCAATACCAGAGAGTACCCTGGGAACAATCGAGATCCCGTATTTCGGTCGTAAAGTAAAAGTGGCTGGTGACAGAACATTCGCAGAATGGACTGTTACTATCATGAACGATGAAGACTTCCTAATTCGCAATGCGATGGAAAACTGGATGGCTTCAATCAACGCTCATGAAGGCAACACAAGGCAGTTAGCAACAGCATCAAGTTCTGAGTATAAGTCACAAGCACAGATTACTCAGTACTCGAAAACTGGCGTACCCCTACGAGTGTACAACTTCAACGGTATCTTCCCAACTTCGGTTGGAGCAATCACAATGGATTGGAATACTACAGACGATATCGAAAGATTCGATGTTACATTCCAGTATGATTGGTGGAACGTTGACGGTGGTATTACTGGTACTGGCGGCACTAACGCTTAATTGAGCAACTAGATTAGGGGAGGGTTATGCTCTCCCTTTATTAAAGGATAAACTATGGAACTATTTGGATTTCAGATAAAGAGAAAGGCAGAAGGTAATAACAACATACCTTCTTTCGTTCAAGCAAATGAGGAAGACGGCTCAGTAAATATTGCCGCAACAGGTACTGGTGTCAGTAGCTTTTTGGATATGGATG